GGTATCGCAGGTAGGAACAATTCCAGATTGAGTTTTGAACGCGCCAGTGATGCGTCCATTAGTCCGGCTAAAGTCGATTGATGCGGCAACAGCCAGACAGAACACGGCGGCCTGCATTGCGGCATTATCCAGAGTTGTGCCGTTCGCGATTGCGGTTGCAGAATACCCACTGATTGGCATTGTGCCCTCGTATTCCAGATCCATGACCTGATAACCGAACGTAGTCGTTGCTGGATTTGTTGTTGCAGCCAGAACGTCACTATCCCATCCGACATAGGCATACTGTTTGGATTGATTGTTGGCCCAGACAGAAAACAGCAGTTTTGTTGCGGTATCTGGTTCAAATGTCGTTGTGAAGCAAGCCCAATTTTTGGTATTTGCGGTCACGTTGTTCATGGATGTTGTCGGGGTATCGACTGCGCAACCCTGTGAAAGTACTGCGCCAGTTGCTGCGGTCAGCATCAATGATGCCGCAGTGGTGCCGGAAGCCACGGTGATCGTTGAGGCGGTGCCAGTGGTCAGTGATAAGAATTGGAATGCCGACAGAGTGCTATTCCAGACAACCTGCCCAGCGGACAAACTCAGCGCGGTGATCATGAGTGAAGCTGCATTGCTGAATGATGTTGCTGTTGCCAGATTCAGTGCCGATGCTGTTTTTGCCACACCATCAATAGTGATTGTCAGCGTTCCGCTGATCGCCTGCAATTGTGTCAGCGTCATTCCAGACAAAGATCCACCCATCAACCAAGCAGATCGAGCCGCTGCTGCGTATGGAGCGAAGATCAATGCAGATGGATACATGCTGCAATTTGTGAAGCCATTGAAGTAGATCGATGCCAATGTGTATTGAGTAGATGAAGTCCCAAAATAATCACCAACTGCGGATGCTGATGAAAATGATTTCACCGCCCCAACTGGCAATAATGTGGATTGATCGACTAAGACACCATTGAGCACCAAATTTGAGCTGCCAGCAGAAACAACGCTGGGAACCATGGAAACAATTTTGGATGCTGAAATAGCCATTTCTTAACCCTTCTGTGTTTGAACAAACGAACCCATCATACCATTTTATGGCGCGGCTATCATGTCGACCGATATAACATCTGCAAACTGCTGTCCAGCAAGCGATAAAGTGGTATTTGCCTGCAAATTAATTTCGATCATCCAGTGGAATTGGGATTGTTGTTCACCAGAATTAAACGGAGATTGATGTGGATCAACGCAGTACAACGGACGGATATCATGCCCCAATGATTTAAAATAGGATGTCGCGTAATCAGAGCGGAAATAGGTTGTGATTGCTGCTGAGTTGTCATAGCTATTGTCGCCAATCACATCAACTTGGACTGTGAATTGATATGGCACATAGTCATAACGCTGCGAATCGACATTTGTAAACGTACCGTCAAAATAGGACGTTTTGTTGGTTGATAGCCGTTTTCTGAAAAGCGGAGTCATAACCACGAAATCGGTGTCAGTTGGTGGGGCAACTCGGTTATCCTGCCCCTTGATCACGGGGACCCCATCTGGAAGAACAGAGAGCAGAAAAGAACGCAAATCGATAAAAATTTGCGCTTCAGACAAACTGATAACTGGCTTACTCATGATAACTGTCTAACCCCCAGAACTTTTGTCCACCCACTGGTAGGATCCCAGTTCTCCAGGATCCTGGTTGCGAGCCAGATAGTTGCATCAGATAACGTGATCAAGTCACCACCAGTCCCATCTGTTCGCGACACGGCGCGGATCGAACCATTGATATACATCGAACACATTTCACCCTGAATATTCAAGCCCTCTATCTGCTTTAGATCGTCCTCAGATAGAGCCTGACGCTGCACCCTGATGTTTGGTGTGATTGTATATGCTGGAGTTCGTGTGCCGTCATCAGCCGTTGTATACCCATCAGAATGCTTGATTGTTGCCAGCATCATTGGGTTTACTGAGCTTATAACGTTCGTCACGATGTTATGCAGATTCATAATTTTTTCACCACGTGATTGACTGACAACAGCATGGTTTTCGTATCTTCCAGAGGCTTATCCGATACGCCACCGGTGGATTCTCCATCTCGCACGCGCTGGGCTGCAATGCCTACTGTTTTTCCGGTAACAGTGAGATTTGGATCTTCGGCGCGCATTTTTCTCAGCATCAGCGTTACTGGCGACAATGCAGGAGCCATCACGCCAATGATCGAATCTTGTAATTCGCCCTCAATCTGCTGCCCCATAAATTCCAATGCAATTTCGGCATTATAATTGAATGCCTTGAGCGCTTTCGCTAATTGCGGCCCCCAGTCATCCGAATTTTTCTTGATCATGGGGCGGAAGAATGGTCTTGCAGGTATCCGTTTTGCCGGAGCGCCAAACTCCTGTATCGCGGCCACGTAAGCAACCGGCGTGCCGTCTGGATATGTAGCACCTTCGGGAAACCCGACTTCCAGAACAGCGCCGGAGCTGATTTTTTTTGACAGCTCTTTCAGATAAGCTTCGAGTTTGCCGCCGCCTTCCAGGCTAATACTGTCGGCCATAATTTATCTCGAATGGATCGACAACACGTGGATTGCCTTGCGTATATCTGAATCGACGGAATACAGACGTGGCCTGCCAATACTGGAAACCATATCGAGTCTGAGCAAACCACTGGGCAGAGCCCGGCAAAAGGTTTAAATCCGTGCCAACAGAAACCGAACCCTCGGATGCGCTTGAGATGTGTCCAACCACATCAGACGGGGCGATCCCGTTGATCGTAGCATTGAGTTTTGCGATATGGGCCGTAACAAGATTCAATAACATAGCCCGAATTGTTACATCGGTTACTTCTGATGCATCCGTGTTATCGCAGTACAATCCAGCTTCATTGAAATAAAGCTGGGCCAGAGCAGATGACACCCCTGATAACTCGGGGAATCGCGTCACCCATGTCGCATAATCAAAAGTAACCGTTGCCATATGCTCGCCCTATTGTGTGAATTGTTCCAGATTTCTCGGCATTTTGTTAGGATCCAGACGTTCCAATCCAGAAACCAGTTCTGTTTTTTCTTTTGTTTCATCGCGCGCGCTGGCTTCCTGAACATGTGCAAAAATCAGGTTGTTTGCGACAACCATTGAATCTTTGTTCTGTTCGAGCCAGACATCCCATAAATCTTTTGGAACGCCAGTAGTGAAAGCATATCCGCCATTGATCATATGCAGTGGTGCTTTGTCCTGCGGATGTGCATTTCCATTAATTTTGTGGCGGGCATACTCACGGGCCACTTTGACAGTGCGGAATCCACCACCTGAAATGGGTTCAGCTGTATCTTCCATTCGAAAAACGCGCAGGACTAATCCGTGAGGTAATTTGCAGCAAACCGTGACTGTTTCTTTTGATGTTGACGCCATTGCATTAGCTCCATTTTTTAAATCAGTTTTTAGAATACCATAAAAAAAGGGGCTGCAATGCCCCTTTTGTATTCAATTTGCTTTAAACACCAATCATTTGTGAGATCAAGAATGGTTGACGAATCACCGCACCATATGAACCTTGAGCCATTTTTTGCTTATAGCTGGACAGGTCACGAATCACCGCACCACCGCGCAATTTTTCATTGAATGCGCAATAGCCAACTTCCTGACCTTCAACTGATTCAACAATCAGCTGCACCACTTCACCACCAACCGAACCTTCCGGATTCTGGCTTGATACTGCGCCATACTGAACAGCTGTCACAACTTCCAGATTGGGGAAATTTTTCTTCAGCAGATCTTCAACGTTCACATTGAACTGGTTGGTTGCAGTCAATGCTGTAGCTGCAGTTGGAGACATACACAGTTTCATGCGCGCCTTTTTATCAACCAAGCCACCGGACTGTGATACCACCTGAGTAAACAGTGATGTGCAATCAGCATAAACTTCATTTGCTGATGCTGTGATCGCGCCGTTGGTGATCCAGTTTACGTTACCGTAAGTTTTCACAGCTGGGGCGATCGGCGCGTACAGGTTTGGATCATTCAGCAGACCATAGTTTTGCAGACCTGAAACACCATAGAAGTAAGTTTTATTCTGGTATTTATTCAGAATATTTACTGCCGCTTCTTTTTTCTGCGCTGCCCAACCAATTTTCGCCA